GTTACCTCGTCACGTTTGTGACGACCTCAAGTGATACTTAATAGCCGTTAAAGGCGATTAAGAAGAGCACCCCAGTGATACCTTATCACCGGGCCCAACCGCGGACAATTGTTGTCGCGCGACGCTGTTGCATACCACCCTTCAGAAGCAGATTGAAGGCGTGTATATCATCGGCGTGCCACCCAGACTCAGCGTAACGACTCCTTAAAAAACGGGAGACGTCGCATTCGAGCTGGTTATGGCGGGGACGCTTCAGAGACACGAAAGTGGATCTGCGTTTGAGGAACTCGTCTCCAAGGGTTGACCCCCTGAAGAGAGCAAACGAGCGAACTGCTTTATAGATTAAGCCCGGAACATTGGGCCCAAACTCGTCATCCCTCACGGGGTGTGACAAAAGCAGGGGATAACGGAAGGAAAGAGTATCCTTACGCCATACCACGCCACGGTGTATCATCCATACATCCTGCGGAACCCTAAACGCCTGGTCGGTTACCCAACCGTAAGCGACGTCATTAGGACAAACGCAGGGCATCTCAGAGTCAAACGACCGTAAGGTCGCCTGAACTTCAGGATGCAGATGATGTGCATTGTGTATTGCATGCAATGCACTTCGTGTTGTTATGCGCTTACGCCAGTAGACCGGTGTGACATCGGCCCCTCTGTACCAATTCGCCCCGCAAGACTCCCTGAACGGCCCAAAGATAAATGTCTTTTCGACATTCACTCGGAAGCCACAGGAACGGAGAACCTCAATGACCAAGAGCGCAACGCTCTGACGACATATAATGTCGTCACCGTAAACACGGTAGTCACAAGGAGCTCCGCATAACCTGTGTGCAGCTATAATAGCTGCAGCAAAGATCAGAGTTTCAAGCGGAAACGTAAACCCATTCCCCATCGAGCTAAACAGAGCCCAGCGATGGATTGTACCATCGGGGAGCTTGCCGCACGGTGAGCGAATCGCATTGAGAAAGGAGAACCATTCATCAGTGCATAGGTAGCGTACCAAGCCCGTTATAACAGAATTCGACGCTGACTTCACGTCAATTGTCACATACGGGTCGGAGCCTCCAAGAGAGCCCTCACGGGACATCACTTGGTTAACCTTCTGATCATGGAGGTCGAGTCCAAGGTGCTTATGCAGTTGCATACGCATCCATGTGTCGACCCCCTTTTGAACGAAGGTGTTTCCTAAGGGTTCCTTTGCGATTGTACGAGATTTGTCGTACTTCTTTGGTACACAGCATACATCATTGTTGTTAACATACTTCAAGCCGAGAGACTCGGTCAATCGAAGCGGGTCATTACTGACACACTCGATGCGAGACCCTTTGGCGAACCGAGCACTGAGCACATCATTTAGATGTGCATTGCGCGCGGCAGCCTGGATGAAGTATCCGACGCATGATGGTGTTACAGTTATCTGTTCACTGAGCTTACGCCCAATATGAACATCATTTCCTGAGAAACCAACTGACGCGCCCGCACTGAAGTCACAATGGGCGAGCATTTCTTTGATGGGAGGGCTCACGCCCAGAACCCGATCAATCACGCTCCTCATGTGTCGATGCGCCGGATGGCGATCAACCCCTCGCACCCTATAACAACTGAAGATTGAGTTTAAACGGCTATTACGCCTCTCGTCCTTCAGAAGTTCTTTAAGCGCAGCCGCATCCGGGTCAAGACCCGGTATTTGCGTCTGGCTATAGGGGTACTTCAAGACCATTGCAACAAATTGCGACACGATTCGGAAAATATCCGAACCGTCACCATTACTACTGTGTGGTGGAGTGTCGCCTGCTCCTAGGAGGTCAAACAACTCAGCATCGAGCTGCTTAGCCAGTTCGCAGAGGCCGACAAAGTTTCTCGCTCGGATAAAACCGAGCGCCTTGTCTGCCCAAACGAACTTCTGGCAGTGCTGGTTAACGAATTTCGACAGTGCCGCGCATTGCACGCGTTCGTGTTTCAGGGACAGAAATTGCTTCGTCACTTACATCTCCTTTGTATTGCACATTGGAGGCCCCGACTCGTAAGAGATCGGGCCGAATGGAGAGTAGCAGTACCGTAATTAACATCGCGGTAATGCTAAATTGCTTGGAGTCCAAGTTAGAAATTAACTTGGGCCTTTTCCACGAGGCTTACGCCCGCAGTGGATTTGGCGAACTCAGCATTGTCCACACGCGCGGCAGTGATGCCGGCGGTTGACGCTCCAACCGGAATAGAGTACGAAGTTTCAACAATAATGTCCTTATAGACACCGCCGATAAGCTCGCTAATAACGCGCTTATGGTACTCTTTGTGAACACCGGGGTCAGTCTTCGTAGCCTTTGGGGCGACGCGACGGACTTGGAGAATATCCTTGACCTGTGCAGTATGATTCGCGCCAACATAGCGCGCAGAATCAGAGCTGGGATTTGAGTCGAAGGTGAACGTCTTGGTATTAATTGCCGGGATAGTCATATTGACTCCATGTTACAAGGTTATTTGAAAGCTGAACGCTTTGCGGTCAGCCAACGGGTTGAGAGAGCAAGAACGTTTTGCAACTGTGCAGGCGGATGTAACGTGCCAGCACGATCGAAAACGAAGGAAGGACCGAAACTGTCCACACGCCTTGAGCGCATCTCATACTCAAGGGTCTCGGGCGGGCCAGGATTCCAACTTAGTACGGTTCCATTTGTAACGGGAAGACCCGAAATGTAGTACGTACTAGGAGTAATACTGTCCCACGTCTTCGTCGCTGACGACTCTATATGAACCACCGTATTATAGGTGAGAATTCTAGAGTATGCCTGCGCGCGAAGGGCACCGAGATAGTCGTTGACATTTAAGACATAGTCAACAAGGAAGGACAACGGGATGATGTTCCAAACAGTTTCAGGCAAGTCCGAAATGCGACTGCCGAAGTGTTGGGACGTTTCAAAACCATCCTCGTAGATACACGAACAACGCACAGTGACTCTAGATTTAGAGTCAATGTGGTACTTGTGCGTGTTATACGACCAAAGACGCGAATAGGATGAACTCCTAGCGTCCTCGAGTGACCCAGATGACCGGGCCACGCGTCGTTCCACATACTCAAGCTTCGGGATCTTCTCCAGCAAAGCTTCGAGATCCATCAACAGCGGTTTAATCCCGAGGTTCGCAGTTAGCACGGCATCAGCCAAGCTAGGTGCGTAATCGGCGATCCGCTGTATGAGGTCTCTATGCTTGCGGTTCTCTCTTGCACGCATCATCGCGTATGCCTTACGCTTCCGCAGAGCGGAGCGCAAATGGGCAACCTTGGCGGCTCGCGCCCCAAGGCGATTTATTTCGCGATGAAAGTTGGCCTCGGCTTTCGCAAAGGCCTTTTGGAGTGCGCGTACCGGTGATACTAAAAGCTGCATAGTTTTGCAGAATTCACCGATCACGACCCCAGTTTGCAAGGTGGCTGCTTGAACGCCACTGAGAGCCCTAGTCTGGTTATAGCTAATGAGTTTCGAGTAGTTAGGTAATTCAGGCGTTGCGTCTGAACCCCAGTTGCCGACAGAATCAGCGAAAGCAAAACCATTCACGAAAAATTCGTGAGTGTGCCCACTGCCTGTCCAACGGACTCGAAAATCACCACCACCACCGCCCGAAAGGGCGCGACGTGCCATGCTATACGGGTTTGATATGATCTCACCCGCGGCGATGCGTTGCGCAAAGCCAGGTGTCACGACGTCTTGCGTTTCGACTACAGTGTTCGTCACTACAGCAGGAGTGCTTCCGGGGGACTGAAGAACATTATCAATGTTCCAGCCCCATGAACCGGCGGCACGAAGCCTAGTAGAGACGAGCTGTTTACGCGTACGCGGGAATGGTGCCCTAAATTGCTTCTTTTTCACAGAAAGGATCTCAGAAGAAAAGAGACCCAATTTGGGTCTGTTAAAGAAACTACATCTCTCGCATGAGCTAGAAATGTAGCGCGCCACTATGGCGCAATTGCAAACCCGGCATGGTTTACTCCACGCCGGTCCCAAGATTTAGTATAAGGCGGAGGACCAGGGATGTTGTTTAAGCATCCGGTTTAAGGTTCCCGCTCAAAACACTAGGTTTGCAAAGAAGAAGCCCCTTGGGG